CAGAGGCTGACATCTGCTTTCCCTAGCAATGTAACATCGACTGCCGATCTCACGGCATGGCTACTGGAAAAGACTTCTCTAGTAATCAGAATGAGCGTGGCTGAGCCGTTTTTCTGGGTTTTAGATAACCTGGGGATGCTGCTCATCCTAGTAGTGGTCCTGATCATAGGGCTATCTATCCGGGCCTTGTACCGGTGGTGGAACAAACCCAGTAACCCTGTGCTGGATGCGTTCATAACCGCCCATGAGGTTCTTGTGGAGGATCGTGAACTCTTCGCCGGGGTCGAAGATTACGCAGTGGCTAGCAGTGACTATATCGAACAAGATATTGCAACTGCAATCACTGATCGTGATGAAGACCTCACCAGCGATCTGCCGGACTTGCGTGCACTAGTGCACGCAGGGCTGGCTGAGCCAACGGAGATCATGCCGCTGCCCGTACTGCCGGGCGGTGGCCATCCACCACTTCTGCCACCGCCGCCCCCCGCGACGGTGAGCCGCCATCTCGGCCACATTGCCCAGGTTGCCTCCACTCACGCCCGATTACAGCTCGGGCTTGCCGAGGACAACCCGGCCAACAGGCTCGCAGTTAGGCGGGTGATCAGGAAATATATGGAAGAAAGGGGTATGCGACCACAGCATATCATCAGGCATCTTCCATTGGCCATGGAACTGGCCTTCATACCCACATCCTATGAGGTTGCCGCTGCACAAGCGGCCAACTCAGCGTACGCGTTTGCCCGACGCGCCGCTTTGGGTGTGGAACGCCACGGCAGCACCGCAAGGTGCTGACGTGGCCCGCGGACGACCGGAGGTGTTGACACTCGCACCGCCATCACGGCAGCCCAAATTAAGCTTGCTTATGCGGGGTTGCCTGGCGGGTCACCATCTATAGGAATCCGGAAAAACGCGGGGGCAACGCGTACTCGCAAAATCCATCAGTTTCTGGAGGCAGGACCTGATGTCAATTTTGGTGTGCACAACAGCAACTTGGAAAATATTAAACGTGGCATCTTCGAGAGGGTCTACTTCTCAAAAGATGGCTTAGGCGGACTTGGTCCTCCGCTCAAGCCCAGACCCTTGGCGATTAGGCGATTGCACTTATTTAGGACTATGGTATTGAAGCGGCTTCTGCCCCCGACCAGCCCATTAACGGATCAGGAATTTCTTGACTGTTACCCGGCTCGCAAGCAGAAGCTATATCAAAACGCCATAGAATCATTGAAAGTGCGGCCTATTCGCCGTGCAGATGCTTATCTCAGCACATTCGTGAAAGCTGAGAAGGTGAATTTCACGGCTAAACCGGATCCCGC